TGCGGCCAAAGCAAGGGAGGTCTTTCCGCCTGAAGGAGCACCAAAGACTTCGATAATTCTACCACGAGGATATCCTGGAACACCTAAGGCATCGTCCAGCAGGAAAGATCCCGATCTAATAGTTTCGATATCTAAAGGTGGAGCATCCGACAGCTTCTGTACCTTTAGGCCCAAATCCTTTTCAATCTGATCTAAAGTGCTTTTTAGCGACTTAGTGTCCATGATTTCCCCTTATTTACTTCGTATATTTATTACGTAGTTCTGCTTCGAGACTTGCGGCTTGAGCATTGATAAGTCTTGTCTGAGCTCTCAAATGCTCTACGTTAGCTTGTTCCATTTCACTCATCTTGATCTCCTATTAGAAAGGTACGTCTTCGATTGGAGGCTGAGAAGCATTTACCTGAGGTCTAGCTGGCGGCGCTGACCGTAGAACCTGAGGCTGAGGAGCTGCAGGAGTTGAAGGAGTGGCAGCTACGGGAGCAGAGTATCCACCGGAGACCGGGCGCGCAGTGATTACGTTAGCAAACACCTTACCCTTTGTACTAGTCTTGTTCTCGATGCGAACCTTGAACACCTTACCCTTCAGTACATCTACATCCACTTCGTCAGTGATTTGTGATGTATCTAAACCCATCTCCTGAAGCGTTCTGTCAAGCTTATTACCCATTGCAAGACGTGCAGGACGAATCATTGAGACTTCCTGTCCAGCAAATTCACCTTCCACGACCTCAAACTGAAACTTAATACAAGGGCCGAAGGCTCCTGTGTGAGGCTGTGCATCTGACAAACGAGCGAGATAATCTCCCTCTTCGATGTCCTTTTCTTTCTTAATTTTAAAACCCATGTTACTTTACTCCCTTAACGTCCAATTTAATTTTAAGATCCTTATCTCTAATTATCTTCCACCACTTCTTATTACATTCTGTTACTGCAACAATTCCTGAACCGAATACTTCTTCTATCGTAAGATGTTTAATAGGGTCTAGATTAACGCCTAGAGCCTTAAGACCAATTCGGGCCATTAGCTTCCTTTGACTGTTATTGTACGACCTTGTCCAGGAGCTGCCTGCCATTGACCGGGAAATCTGCGTTCAATTTCACCAATCTCTAACTGTAACTGAATTACAGTGATCTGTCTAGAAACGCTAGAGTTAGTTCCTTCTAGATGATTGTACTTGGCTTGAACTATCTTATGGAAAGCGTCGGCATCAGCCGCTTCTATTTCTAGCTGTCTTACGCGAAGGTATTCAGCTGGAATTAAGGCATTACCCGCCACTATACGCATATCCTGAGATTTCTGAGTTCTTACAGTCTCATCAGTAGCGAGAATCTTATTTAGCTTAATCTCGTGCTCAAGTTTAGCTTCATTGAGTAGTCTGTTAGCTTCCCTCTCGTTTTCAATGGCCTGAGATAAGATATGCCCTACTCTCTCTTTATGGGCATGAATCTCAGCAATCTTGCCATTAACGAGACTAAGACCTGTAGTAGCAGGATCACTATCGAGAGATAGACGTATGGAGTTAATCTCCTGTAAAAGTTCTCGTCTCTGTTCAACGGTCATCATAAATTAAACTGTAGTTTCCTGTGTTTTAACAGCGTCGCCGTTTTCGACAGCTTCTTTCAAAAGTTCAGAATGCTTCTCTAGATCTCGGGCTGTCAGAGCCTTAACTTGAGCGGCGAGCTTCTCACTAGCAGCTAAGAATTCGTCTTTAGTATTATAATCTACTTCTCGGGTTAGTTCCGTAGAGAACTCTTCTGAGGCGTATTTATAGGATAGCTTTCTTGAGTACCGCTTAGTTAGTTTTTCTTTCATGATATTTATACAGATATTACTTCGATTTCACGTATGGAGATATGCCTATTTAGATCCGGGGGATTTGAACAATCCTCATAGAATTTAGTAAGCCAAGCCTTAATCTTCCTCTTATCATTTGTCTTAATGATGTCGGGGCCAGCCATATGCTTTACTAGGTAGTATTTAGATTTCTTAATACTCATATTATGCCGGGACCTGAAACTTAGTAGTAGAGTCTAGATAAGGAGTAGGGTCCGTAACGCCGGCCTCTACGAAAGCTTCGCGCCTCTCGTAACACGTACCACATACTCCGCAGGCTTTATCTCCACCCTTGTAGCAACTCCAAGTATCTGCAAAAGGTACCTTAAGATCGTTGCCCAACTTAACAATATCAGATTTAGAGATGTTGATAAAAGGTCTCTCGATCTGAACGGTATGCCAATCAGCTAATCCTAACGCCTTGTTCAAAGCATCTACAAACTCTTCACGACAGTCAGGGTAGATAGCATGATCTCCGGAGTGCGCCGCGTAGGCAATAGTATCAGCCTTTTCCGCAATCGCCCAGGCAGCTGCTACGGATAACATAAGCATGTTACGATTAGGCACTACCGTGAGTTTCATGTTCTCCGCGGCATAATGACCTTCGGGAACAGCTACACTAGCATCCGTCTGAGAACTTCCCCCCAGTAAGGGTTTAAGAGAAGAGAGATCTACCGTTCGGTGCTCCACTCCCAGCGCATCGCAGTTTCTCTTAGCGAAATCTAGTTCCTTTGAATGACGCTGACCGTAGTTGATAGAGAGGGCCTTAACGTCACGTCCCTGCGCTTTCAACTGGTAAAGCAAAGTGGTTGAGTCAAGTCCGCCGCTATAAATCAAAATTGTTTTCATGTTATCCTCTTTAAATATGCTACCTTATAATATTACATCTTGTCATTTAACGAACTTAAAACTTTAGTAACCCTCTGAGTTAAATCAGCGGCTTCTTCACGGGTAAGAGGTCCTTTATTTAAAGTATCATCTACCCTACGACAAATTCCTAGTACCTTAGATATCTTATTGGGGTTATCTTTTAAGAAGTCTCTAATTTGGATACTTAATTGAAGATTAGCCTCATCGTTAACAGGGTGCGTAGGAGGCTCTTCTTCTAACTTCTTAATTAAGAAAGATAAGTCTTCATGAACTATGAGAGTAGCTTCTTCTTTAGTTTTACCCTCTGCCGCCATTACAAATTCTACAGGGCCCCCTCCTTTCTTACATGCGTAGCAAAAATAGCTATCCGTAGTAGGATATATAGTGAAGTTAGGTCTACCTGCGTCATCATGGAAAGGGCAATAGGCTACGTATAGCGTGCCCTGCGCTTGGTAGTCTACTTTATATTTATCTAGAACGTCGAATATGTCCATAAATTTACATTGTGAGAATGACAACTAAAGCTAATAAGCCAAGGAGCCCTATTACTTCAAGAGTAATTAAAAATAGAAGATGCATTATTTCTCTAGAAGAGCAGGTAGTTGATTGATTAAAGAATTAATTCGTGTCTGAGACATCTTTAAGGATCGAGCGATGTCAGCACGGCTATATCCAAAGTATAATCTCTTTAAGATTCTCTTTTGCTTAGGAGAAGCTTTCTTATAAAGTTCTTGGACTATTAATTTGGTCTCTAACTGAGCGGAAGGATCTTCGGAAGGAGTATCTTTTAAATTAGTTTCAGATATCTTAGGTGTGTCAATATCATCACTAGAACTTTCCCATGTTGCGTCAAGTGAATCTGTCTTAAAAACGTCCCTCTTCTTTGCCCGAGTTCCAATTAAAAGATTCTTAAAAATGTTTTGATTATACATATAAAAGAACGAAGTGAACTTGCAAAAAGGCGTTACGTGAGGATTATATCTCTGTACCGCTTCTAATAGGTTCTCGTACGCATATGACTTAGCTTCACTATAATCAAAATGGTTATTCCAACTATATATTAATGAATCGAGATAATCGCTCAGCTCCGCCAATACTTTTTCAACCGCTTGATTACGATATTGAATTGCATCATACTCAAGAGCGTCTTTAATAATTGGATCCGTTACTGTTTGTAATTTGATTTTAGTATCATGATACTTGAAAAAGATGGGCATCAGATCTGCGTTAACTTGATTTAAGTGGGCTTTTTGCGCTTCGGTTGCTTTTGACATATTACTCCTAAATTATCCTTCTTATATCTTATACGAGCAATTTAGAAGTTTGTTGCGGGTACTTAGTAAGATCTACTAGGAGTAGTATCTCCAGTTAAGCGCAACTGTCTTTCAACTAACAGCATTTTATCGAAGCAAGCGTCCAATGTGAATCGGCAAGCTTTATCATCGCGTACAGCAATAGTAGCGGCAGTCATTTCTACTACATCGTTAATCTCGAGCTCATCTCTATCTACCAGGCGTAGTGAGATTAGAGTATCTGCATGGGCGGAGATTAAGTGAGATAGCCCGATATTTTCGACGCCATACTTGTACTTAGATTCTTTCATTCCATCGCGATTTGCCTGTGCCGCAGTGATGATCGGAACATTCAGTTCTCGCGCAATGTCGCGTATCTCGTACGTGATATCTCCTACGGTTTGCCACATCTCTCTACTTGATTGGCCTGCTTTAGAAGACTTAATCAAAGTTAAGTAATCAACGACTACTAGATCAAACTTATACGGGAAGCTTAACAGCTTAGATTTTAGGTACGACGTAGAGCAGTCATGGGCGTCGAGGGTATAGAATTTACCAGGTCTACCCTTCTGTCGTGTAATACACTCCTGATATATCTTCTCTTCGGCAGGAGTTAATCTACCATCTCTAATCCGGCTATAAGAAAGACCGCTATCTCTAGCGTCATAGCGTCTCTCTATCTGCTCCTTAGGCATTTCAACTGAAACATACAAAACCTTGTAGCCCATTATTGAGGCGTGGTATGCGGCGTTTAAAAGAAACGTTGACTTACCTTCTTTTACTCCTGCAATAACAACCATTAACTGTCCAGGTCTGATTCCGTTAGTAGTTATATCTAATGAAGGAAATCCAATAGGAATACCTTTAAACTTGTCAGGGTTATTCTTGATATCCTGATATCTATCCCAGCGGGAGTCAGAAGATTCATGGAGATATCCCTCTCTAATGTCTTCCTTGATGTTTAATTCAATCTTGTTAATACCCTTCTTTAAATCTAACAAAGCTTGATCTACTTTACCTGATTCAAAGTTATTAGCAGATACTAGTAGCGTTTCTTTCAGTAAATCTTTACGCCTCTCATCCTTTAACTGATCAACTACAAACTTAATATTCTGATCCGCAGGATCAGATGTATTTTGAAGTTCAGTATATAGTAAGAAGACTCTTTCCTTAGAAGGTCCGTCGATCTTTGTAGACTTATCTAGTAGAAGTTTAAGAGTATCGGCAGAGACTAGGTTCTGGTATTTAGTATAATACCAGTTGGCTACTTCATATAACTTGCGACACGTCTGGTCCTGAAGAAGTTCATCCGTAAACTGAAGCTGAGGCAGTTCCTGAAACCCTGTCAGTGACGAAAGGGATTTCTTAAGGAATGTTTTTTCTAAAGTAATATTCATTAGCTGAGTGCAAATCCTGGTTTACTTACATCGTCCTTGCTGGATACTTTGGACTTTAAGATGCCTCTCAGCGTCTTTAAAGTTTCATCGTAATCATGGTCAAGGCATTTTACGCTAATCACTAATTCAGTTAAGCACGCGAAAGACAAACCTTCTGTGTCAGACGTCCACTTATTTAGATCTTCAACACCTAAGTTTAACTTCTCTTTAAAGTATGCACGTCTCAGGTTGGAATTAGGCATATCTACTTTAATCACCCTATCAAATCTACGCGGCCGAGCAATAATTCTATCTTCGAGCTTCTCGGGATAATTAGTAGTAGCGATGTTAATCACCTTATCTATCTGAGTTTCTCCGTCTAGCATTGATAATAGAACCGCCTCATTTTGGTGCTCAATGATGTCATCAATGTCTTCGAAGACGCAGATGGCAGGTCTATCAGGTTCTACCTTTCTAAAAGAAGAAAGAGCGTCGGCCATTACACCTACCTGATCACAGATAAAAGAGACCCCATTTTCTCTAGTGGCTAGCTCATGTACTGTCTGAGAGATGATACTAGATTTTCCCGATCCTTGAGGACCATAAAGAAGGTAGCCTCTGCGATGGAGTAATCCATACTTCTTAAAGATAGGCCCCTTCTGCCAGAATTGGGTGATCTCCTTAAATAAATTACCTGACAGAGATTCTTCCAGGTTAAGGAATTCGTCTCCCTTGATTACTCTCTTTTTAAAGACGATACCATTTTGAGGTGTCCACTCTATATTATAAGCACCTGAGGGAAGCTTAGGCACTGTAGATAGCCCTAACGTATATTGGCCGTTCTCCAGAATACTATACTGACAGTATTCTCTGGAGGTAGGTTCTTCCTCCCCAAAATCAAATCTTCTAGTTCTTTCGGCTATTGCGTTTCCCGGCCTAGATTTCGCGCTCATACTTGGGTCATCCCCTTCCTAAAATCTATTCCTTCGAAAGGGACAGGAATGCTTGACTCGTGCAGTAGTGAGTATACTTCCTCGCCGTATGCAGTTGCGAACTTTTCAAAAGCTAAATTAGACGTTATAATCGTAGGTAGTAAACTATTTGATCTATGTCTTAGAATATCATTAAGACACCCTCTTACTAGGGCTACATTGGTTCTAGATTCATTACCTACCTCATCTAGTACTAGAAAGTCTTTTTCTAGAACTGATGATGTGAATT